CACTTACTAAAGATTTTAAATCTCGCAAGGCTGCTCTCAGAACTAAATTCACAAAAAAAGATGACCAATATCTGATAGATAATTACCTTAAAATTCCTATAAAAAGAATGGCGATGCAATTAAATCGCAGTGGTTTTGGAACGTTTAATAGGCTTAAAAGATTAGGCCTAGAAGTGCCTAAAGAAATTGCGCTTTCGCGAAAGCGAAACAACCATTTTAAAAAAGGACATATTCCAAAAAATAAAGGAATTCCTGCTGCAGAATGGATGTCAACAGAACAATTAAAAAACTTTAAAAACAACCAATTCAAAAAAGGCAACCAGCCTTACAACACATTAACCGATGGAGTGACCAGGCAAAGATCAGATAAAAGCGGTGCGGTATACACCTATATAAGAATATCAAAAGGAAATTGGGACCTGCTCCAGCGCTATGTGTACCGAAAAGAAATAGGACCGGTAGAAGATAATGAGATAGTAACTTTTAAAAATGGCAACACACTAGATTGCTCACCAGGTAATTTAGAAAAAATAACCAAATCTGAAAATATGCTGCGCAATACAATTCACCGACATGGACCAGAAATAGCAAAATCACAATTCCTAATTAAAAAATTAGAACGCAAAATAAATTCACAGTCAAAACTATAAATCATGAGCAACCTCACCCAATTAAATGAAAGCCTTTTTGAAGTCTTTAATAAAGTAAAAGACAAATCAATGGATCTCGATAGAGCACGAGTGCTGAATGCAACTGCATCCACAATCATCAATAATGCAAAAACGCAGCTGGATGCCTTAAAACTATCTGAAAAAATAGGAATGGTACCATCAGATATTTTACCAGCTATAGAAAAAACCAACCCTATTAACAAAGCGGTAAATGCTATTTCCATAAGTGCTAATACTGCAAAGCTTCAAGAATCAAAGTCAGTATCCATAAAAAAAACACCTAGAGAAATCCTGATTGAGATGGACAATTTTGCGGTAAAAATTGGATATAATGACAGGCTGGATGCTATACGTGCATTAAAAGAGAAAGGATTTGAAGAGCTATTTAACAATAGAAATAATGCATTATGAATTTAATAAACGCATTGCTGGTATTGGTTGCCACCATCCTTATATGTGCTGGCCTTACCTTACTATTGGACTGGTCATGGATCGCTGCGCACTGGCTGCGACAGTTGCTAGTGGCAACACTTACCATTTCATTTCTGATTTTAGGAATGTTTATAGCAGTAAGAAATTTAATTAATGTAAATAAAATTGAAGATTAAAAAACAACCATGCAAGATCCAGACCTAGAAAAAGTCACAGCCAGTATTGTATATAGTTACCTGGCACTGCATCACAATGAGCAAGTAAAGCACACAGGTTACTACAAGAGCAAGCTCAAAGAAACTTTAAGGCCTGCACTTATACAACTGCAAAAGATAGAGCGCAAAGAATTTGATAAGATGGAATCTGTAGAAAGCAATGTCACTCATCAGATATCCAGTAATATCATAACCTACATGGAGCAAATGATTAAAGGCTCCTTCACAGATACGCTACTACTAGCAAACATGCAAATGGCCTATAAAAAGAATCCTCAAGAAATAGAAAAAACAATTAACAAAGTATTAAATCAATAATTTATGAAAATCACAGGATCAGTAAAACAAATAGGAGATACAGCGTCCTTTGGAGCAAACGGCTTTCAAAAACGTGAAGTAGTTATTTCTACAGTAGAGCAATACCCACAGCACATTCTAATAGAATTGCACCAGGATAATGTAGATCTCATAGATCTATATAAAATCGGAGATAATGTAAGTGTGAGTTTTAATGTAAGAGGTCGTGAATGGACTAATGATCAAGGTAAAATATCTTACTATAATAGCATAGTAGGATGGAGAATAGAAAAATTTAACTCTTAATAATTAGGCGAGGACTGGATGACGTTAATAGCACTACTGTAAGATTTTGCATAGCGTTAAATTATAAGAATAGTAGCGTATAAATGGACACCTAAAATCGGTTAAACCAATAGCAGGTAAATAAAAAAATAGTAGCGAAAAACACTGCCTTAGCTATTATTTTTATATAGTGTTGGTAGTAGTTAATTTTAATGAAATGATAAAAAATAAAAGTGATTTTCAAAATAAAGTCTATTCTTTTTTTGAAAACAGATATATAGGTAAAATTCTAAAATTAGAACCTGCTTCTTTAAATAGACACTATATAAAATTTAAGCCTATTAATTCTGTTTGGTTTCAAAAACTTTCAGATAGTATAGATGTTGATTCTGTAGATTTTGAAAATAACACTATTAGTGGATTTATAAGTAATACAAGCAAATTAATATGCGATTAGTTTAATTACTGCCAATGGAATTGTATGACAGTAGTAACGTAAAATTATGAATGAATTAAGCATATTAGGAATAGTGATTGTTGGCGGTGTTTTTGGATTAGGATTTTTAGCATTAGGTATTTATATGACTTTTGACAAAACACCTAGAACATATATAATAAAACCGCCCAGCCACTTGAAACCAAAAAAACAGTAAGAAGTTATTACTGTTATACAGTGTTATAAATATAGTGTGGCGGGTAGTTTTGACCTACCAATTTAAGTAAGCGATGACGATTGCCTAAAGAATATTAGTATAACCTAAAGTGAGGTGATTAGCGTATCTGTAATAGAGTAAAATCGAGCAAAGCCAATACCCTGTAAGTAAACGCTAATTAAGCCACACTTGTATATAACGTGATGAATAAGATTAGTAAAAGATATGAGAAAACAGATTTTAGATATTAGCGAAAAGTTGCGAATAGGAGCAATAGAAGAAAATGAAGCACAAAGGCTTTTATTAATTTTATTTGGTGTTATTGAACCGTTTTACTGCCACGATAAATGTGTAGCAAATGCGTGTGAAGATTATGACCACCAAATATGTAAACAGCAATGTAATAAATGTAAGGCAGTATAATGTTCTCTAACATTTTGTCTATGCTTAGTGCGTGCAAAAATTAAACTAATTTAGAATATGGAAAAATTTGAAATAAACAAACTGGAACTATCGGAAGAAACTGTAAAAGCATTAAGTATAGACGGTCTTAGTAGTAGTTATTCTTTGATGGATGAAATAAGACAGCAACAATTAAAATGCGAGGAAAATTGCATTAAACAGGTTATTGAACAGTACACAGGTAAGCCATTGGAATTAAAAGACGCTCCAAAAGTTATGAGAGCCTTTCATATAAATGACAGTAGTAAATATATACTTGCTTATAATGGCGTTCAATTAGGTATGATTAGATATATAAACGATGGATGCAATTTTACGGTGGAATTTACACCTAATGATCTACAGTTCTAATTACTACTAACGGTTTGTATATGATTTGAAGCGTTTAAACAGACCATTTGCCCGACGTTAGGAATATGGTTAGCAAAGAAAAAAATACCACCGTTAAAGCACTTGCCACGCTTTTAATTATATACGGTGTTAACTACTGGCACGGAATTGAAATACTAAACTTTAATAAATAAGGAAATGGAAGCAAAAAATTTAAGAATCGGAAATTTAATAACAATACATAATTGCCTGCAAGAAGTAGTTGAATTGCCACTCCCTGAAAATTGTACCTCAGAAAACACTCAAGGAATTGAGCTGGATATATACTGGCTTAATAAATTTGGGTTTAGTGATGCTGAATATAAAAAGGGATACACAGGCGTTGATTTTAGAACAAATTTAATAATGGACTTTGTTCTTACAAAACCAAAATTTATGGGTGAATGGCAAGAAAGTTATTGCTTTGATTTAGGGCAGCACCGATTTGTAACTGTGAAATATGTTCACGAATTGCAGAATCTATTTTTTGCGGTTACAACTACTGAACTTGAAATGAAGCAAGATATTAGTGCTTGTAGTTAACAATTAAGTGTATGATTAGTGGCTCTCGATAAGCTAAAAGATTGAATTATTAACTGACCTTTTTCTTTTATTTTTTAAGCAAAGGCAAATGCCGATAGGCAAAATACGTACAGATATGAACGCACAACAAAAATTTGAAAAAGTAAGACAAGAATTGTTAGATAACTGCGAGATAAAAGGTGTTACTGATACTTCTCGTGGTGGTCAGCATGTTGGGGTTATAAGACCATTAATATCAATAAAAAGCAAGGATTTGGATATTGAAATTATTTGCGGTTATCATAAGTCAAGAATTAGCAACACTGAAACCGCAAGATTAATGATGAAAAGAGCAATTGAAACAATAATTGAATAATTATGAATAGAACAATAAGATTTAGAGGACAATTATTAAAAGACGGTGATTCTTTTAAAACGCACAAAAAAGGAATGGTAATCGAAGGCGGTTACTATGAAGAAGGCAATAAAGCTTATATAGCAAAACACAGTAATATTTTTGAAGTTGACAAAAATACGGTTACTCAAATGACTGAATTTATTGCTGATGGTGGTGACACTATTTATGAAGGTGATATTGTAGAAAATAGCATTATTAAAGGTACTATTACTTGGTTAAACTGTTCGTTTGTAGTGTATGATAAAAATGATGATTGGATGCTGTTAACAATAGCTGCTGGGTTAAAACTAAAAATTATAGGGAATATTTACGACGCTAAAAAAGGAAGGGAAAAAAATAAAATAAAAACCAGATAAGCAATGACCAAAATGAAAGCACTAACCTAGCCATTAATTATACACTGTGTTGTAAATCTGGTGGCGAACCGAAAGGATGGCAAAAAAAACATAGGATGACTCTGAACCTGACGGCTGAAAAGCATCAATACAGACTCTTTCGCCACTTGTTTACAACAACCGTATATCGTTATTAACGATATTTTTTTCATCAAAAATTAATAAAAAATAAACCAGAAATAAAAGATTCACAATAATAAATCAAATGATCAAAGTGACCATAAAAAACAATTAAACCGCTACCATCTTTGTAACTCATAATAAGTTTTTATAGAGTTACATGATTTTAGCACAAGCCTTTAATTTTCAATCTCAAAGCCGAGCAGCCACTTCTATTACTAGTAGTGAGTTCTTCGGCTCTTTGTTTAGAGCTAACGGCATATCCAATGTAAATCAGGTTAATTCTTCTAGAGCACTTACTGTAAGTGCTTATTACAACGCCGTGGACCAGATATCTAACGACATTGCAAAGACTCCGTTTAAAGTTTATCGCGCCACAGGAGAAGGTGTAGAAGCAGACAGCAGCCATCCAGTTGCTAGACTCATAGGTAAAGAGCCATCACCGCTCATGACCTCATTCACATTTAGAAAAATGCTCGTGCAAAGCGCCATTCATAAAGGCGATGGCTTTGCATACATAGTGCGCAATAATGCGGGCACTCCAGTAGAATTAGCCTATATAGATTACTATGATGTTTCTGATATTAAGAAATATGAAAACCAGCTTTATTATTCCATTAAAGGATTTGTAAACATGATACCAGGCAGTGACATGCTGCATGTCATGGGTTATTCAGATAATGGCTTGCGAGGTATTTCTGTGGTAAACTTCATGGCACAAACATTAGGCATCTCTATAAATGCTCAAGAGTTTGCTGCGAGTTCTTATGAAAATAAAGCCATTACGTCTGGCGTTTTAGAAACAGATAAAAATATAAATAAGGATAATAAGCCATTAATATCTAATGCGTTTAATGACCACATGACGTCTACTAAGAAGCACCGCACTGCGGTGCTTGACGATGGCATGAAATATAAAAGAATCACACTTACTCCTGCAGAGCTGGAGTACTTAGGCACTATAAAAAATGGTGTAGTAGAGGTTGCACGGTTCTTAAACATTGCACCACACAAATTAAAAGACATGGCAAACGCAAATTATTCTTCTTTGGAATATTTAGGCATCGAGCACCAGCAAGATTGTGCGATGCCATGGCAGTTAAAAATAGAAAGTGAATGTGATCGCAAGCTTTTTACCGATAGCGAAAAACAAGATCGCTTTACAAGATTTCAAAACAACGCTATTCTGCGTGCAGACATCAAGTCGCGTGCAGATTATTATACCAAAGCAATTTTTAGCGGTTACATGTCCCAAAATGAAGTGCGTAAACTAGAAAATTTACCACGCATAGATGGCCATGATAATTTACTCACTCCGGTTAATGCACAAACACTAGCACAAATAGACGCTATAATAGAATCAAAAGATGGAAAATAATATCATAACTAGAACGGCACAATTACGTGCACCAGGTGAAGCAGATCCTACAAATCGCACCTATGAATTTGTGATTTCTAGCGAGACCCCAGATACTTATGGCACCGTTTTCTTAAGTGCAGGATGGGATTTAGAACGTTACCAGCGCAACCCTGTTGTGCTGTACAATCATCGCTCTTTTTCAGATAATCCAGATACAACCATAGGCACTAGTCAGGTGCGTGTAGAAGGTACCAATCTAGTAGCCACTTTAAATCTAGAAGAAGGAAACGAAATTGCTGACAAGGTAAAGCGCCAGCTAGATAACGGCACTTTACGTATGGCATCCATCGGTGCAGACATTCACGAGTACAGACGTGGTGTTTTTGAAGAAGGGGAAAATCCAGAAAACATTTACTTCACGCGCATGGATTTGCTAGAATGGTCCATCACGCCAGTAGGATCTAATCCAGATGCATTAAAGAGAAATGCAGATTTTAATGATACCGCTTTCGCGAAAGCAAAAATAAAAGATAATAACGTACCAGGCAACCAGTCTGGACAACAAAGAGACACAGCAAAGCTCGATGAGTTTCAAGCTGAGTATATGTATAATTTAAATAATCAGTAAAATGAACAAGTTAACACAGCTTAAAGCAGATCGTGCAGCAAAGATAGCAGCACAAAAAGCACTCATCGACACAAGAAACACAGCAAATCGTGATTTCACAGAAGATGAAACAACACAATTTAGAGCACTCACAACAGAGATAGAAGCATTTCAAAGCTCTATTGATTTGGAGCAGGAAGTAGTAGAAGCGCAAGCTCGTGCTGCATCTTCTCAAGGAGTATCTGTACCTGGTGGCACAAAGCCTAAAGGTGAAGAAGCAGAAAAGTCAGACATCCATGCGCGTGCAAGCATCCTCGGTGCTATACGTAATGCAAAAAAAGGAGCGCCACTAGAGGGAGCTACAAAAGAACTGGATGAAATAGGTCGTGAGCAAAATCGTCTTGCAGGTATCACAACTAATGATAATGCTGTGATCGTTATTCCTATGGCGACTCGTGCAGACCAGCAGTCTGTTACTTTAGATAGTGGGGAATATGGTGGCCAGTTGGTACAGAATCAAGCGCCACGTGTGCAGGATCCTTTTACGCCTAAATTGTTCCTAGAAGAATTAGGAGCGACATTATTGACAGGATTAACTGGTGGAAGTATTCCTATGCCTAATGCAAATAATTTTGATTTTGCGTGGTTGGCCGAAGGTGCTGAAGCTGCAAAGCAAAAGCAAAAATTTGTTGGTCCTAGTTTGGTTCAAAAACGTGCCAGTACAGTAGTGGAGATTACCAACACTTTGATAAATCAATCATCCATAGGTGTGGAGCAATTGATTAGAAATTTATTAATGCAAGGAGCTTCCAGAATTTTGAATTCTGCTGCCATTAATGGACCAGGTACTAATGCGCCTACAGGTATTTTGAACACAACAGGAATCAGCACCGGTAGTTCTACTGCAGCTACTGCAGCTACTTATGCTCTGATTGCTGAGCTAGAAGCATTGATTGATACAGATGATGTGTCAGATGTGAGTCGTGGTTGGTTAATGCATCCTAAAGTAAAGGCAGCTTTACGCACCATTAAATTGGATACCGGCTCTGGATTGTTTTTGTTAAATAGCAATGAAGAATTTCAAGGTTATAAGTACGCAAGTACCAACTTGATCCCAACATTAGATGCTGGTGGTACAGATGTATATCCATTAATCTTTGGAGACTTCTCCCAGTTGTTTGTGGGTCAGTTCGGGGCTATGTCCTTAGTTGTAGATCCTTATTCCTTAGCGGGTGCAGGGTCTGTAAGAATTATCCCAGAAATGTTTGCAGGTGTAGCAATTCCTAAGCCTAATGCTTTTGCAGCAAACAGCTTTATCACTGGAGTTTAATATTTATTTGGTTGGTTAGGTAAGGACATCTCATGACTGTGCATGTCCTTACCACAATCAATCATACTTAAAACCATAACAATGGCAAATAAAAATCCAACTACAGCAGCTGCCAAGAAGAAGGTAGTTCTGTTAAAAAATAAAATTCCTACTGCAATGGCTGCTCAAGTAGCAAAATCAAAGGAGCAGGCAAAAGTTGCTAAAGATAAAAAAGCAGCTTATTCCAATCAGGATAAAACTCTAGTCAAGATTGAAGAACCAATTTGCGGCAAGTTCAACTTGCCTTATAAAGTAGGTCAAGAAGTAGAAATGGAAACAAAGCAAGCATATGAATTGGTTGTTTTAAAATTTGCAAGCCTTGTCAGTGAAGGTGATACAATTTCTAGTCTACAAAAGAAACTAGGAATCAAAAACGAAGATTAAAACCAGCATCATGAACTACACCATCACACCACTAGCAGCAGACAGTTATTGCACCATAGCAATGGCAAAAAAGCAGTTGCGTATAGATGCAGATCAAGACTTTGATAATGATCTTATAGAAGATTATCGCGGTAGTGCTATTGATCAAGTGGAGAATATGTGTGCAGTTGTTTTCGGTAGTAGAGTAATGGTAGCTTCTTATGAGAAATTTGAAAAGAAGATGACCATACCGGTATGGCCAGTCAACTCTATTACTAGCATAACGTACAAAGATACTGCGGGACAAGAGCAAACCTTACCAGAAAGTGATTATGTACTATTTGCTTATAAAGAAACTCATGACGTACATGTGACCATAAAAGTAAATCTTCCAGAAATCGAAAAGGATCAGCCAGCCGCTGTAGTAATTACCGCAGCAGTAGGAACGCCTACGGTGCCCAAAGATGTAAAGCAAGCCGTTAAATTGCTCATCTCAGATTCAGATACCTATCGGGAAGATAAGCCTATGCCAGGCACAGATAGATCTGTAAACATAAAATTAAGACCTTATAAATATTAAAAATGGAACGCACATTTATAGGCCAATTTAACCGCAGGATAACACTCAGTTATAATGATGAGACTACTAGTAGCACTGGTGCTGTTAATAATGTCCTGGTGGAAATAGGTGTGGTAAGTGCTAAGTACATGGATAAGAGTGGCACAATGGAGCAAGAAGAAAAACTGTTGCACACCAACACTCGAGAGTACTTGATAAGATACCGCAAAGATGTATGGGCGCAAAGAAATGAGTTAACCATTACAGATAACGGTGTGAATTATAGAGTGTACCACACGGCAGAGATGGATAGAAATAAATTTCTAAAGTTAACGGCAACTGTTTATGAGTAAGAATCTGACAGAAATAACAGGCTTTAAAGAATTGAGCCAGCAATTAAAAAGGTTGGGAAATGATCGATTAAAACGCAATGAAATTCTTAAAGTTTTAAGACAGGTAAGTAAAGCCACAGTAAATGCTGCACGTAGTGAGGCACCAGTTTCAAAAAAACCGCACCTCATAAGTGGTAGAAGAACCAGAATGATTATAAATCCTGGTAATCTTAGAAAAAGTATAGGGAACATAACAGGTAAAAGTAAAAGCATACCTACCATTTATGTAGGACCTCGAGTAAAGGGAAAGAATATGGGCTTTTATGCCGCATTTGTACATGGTGGTACAAAGAATGGAATCAAGCCTAATCAATTTATGACTAGAGCTTATTCAAAAACTAGAGGTCAGGTAACTGCAGATGCAGAAAAAGGAGTCGCAAAATACCTGCAAAAACAAATAAATAAATTAAGCAATGCTTAAACAGGATAGTGAATATGTACATGGAGTGCTGGTAGCAATGAATGCTACTACAGCAGTTAATGGTTTCTTTACAGCTTTTTTCCCGCTGGTAGGAGATGCAAAAGCGGTGCAGCCTTTTTGTAATTATACGCTTTCCCAACTAAGTAAACCAACAAAGGACAGGCTGCGAGCCTATAACATATCCTTTGATATCGTTGGAAAAAATTACGATCAAGTTACTCAAGGAGCAGATTTGCTGCAGGAGTACTTTGAAAAAAATCAAGACACATTTAGATTCGCTGGCAGCGATTCCTCTTTTGTAAACGAGATGGACAGCTGCGTGGTGACTACCAATTATAATTTTAAAATAAGTTAATTATGTCTGTTATATCCGGAAGCGCGAGGTTCACCCTCGATGGCAAAACAATTTTTCACAGCACAAGTTCCTCGCTATCATTGGCAAGGGCTCTCAAGGAGCGTGCAACAAAAGACACTAACGGCACTGAGGTGGCAAAAGGGATCAAGTCCTGGAGCGCAAGTGGTGAGCAGTTGGGAGTTCTAGAATTACCACCTGGTGTCACAGATTCAGAAGCCTTTGCAGGTCTTTTTGAAATCTACAATGATGACACTGACACCTTGATTGATTGGGAATTTGTTCCTAAAGACACTACTGGTCTTTTCAAGTATAGTGGTAAGTGCATCTTGACCGCTCTAGAAATCTCACTTCCTAATGAAGAAGATGCCACATCTACTTATGCAGTTACTGGTAGTGGAGTGATTGAGAAAACAACAATAGCCTAATCACTATGGAATCCGGGACGATGAAAATAGTGATTAAAGAAGGCAGTTATCCAGTAGCATTTGGATATGGAGCCTTAAGGATATTAGGTAAGACTTGGGAATGTGATGATCTTCAAGAAGTGTTTTCACGTCTCGGCAAGCTGGGCGATCTCGTAAATGGGAAGCTCGGCTTCGAGTCGATGGACATGCTAGGCGAGATCACTCTTGCAGGAATCAGATCACAAGATAGTGATGTGGATCTTACAACAGATGATGTTGTTAATGCCTTAATGCACGCGCCAGATAAGATGGCTTTGATCATGCAAGAATTTGCTGCATCACTGCCTAATAATGAGCCTGCAAAAAAAAAGAAGATTCCAGTGAAGAAAGCTCCACCAAAGAAGAAACGCTAACCTGGGATAAACTAGAGGAGATATGTGGTGAGATAGCCTTGCCACTGCATCTCTTTTATGAGCACACTCCTCGACAGTTTTTGAACTATTTAAAAGGAGTACGCTTTCGCGAAAGCGAGAATCATAAAGCAACAATGGAGCAAACAAGATTGCTGGCTATGTACAGCATCTTACCGCACCACGATGCAAAAAAATACGGTAAATTAAAGCTTGCCGACATCTTCCAATTTCCTTGGGATGAAAAAAAACAGCAGGAACCAGAGCAAGATCTGGAGCAGCAAAATGAAGAAGCAATAAAACTTTGGGACAAAGTAGGTCCTATGAAAACAATATAAGTCATGGCCAGTTTAGCACAAATTAATGTAAAATTCGCTGCTGATTTAAAGCAGTTTTCTACCCAGATGCAAAATGCCACTAGGCAAGTGGAGAAGGTAGGTAAGAAGATGACTAAGGTAGGTAAAAATCTTAGTGTAGGACTTACAGCTCCCATCATAGCATTAGGTGCAGCCAGTGTTATAGCATTTGACAAGCAAGCAAAAGCCATTGCACAAGTAGAGGCTGGTCTTAAATCTACAGGTGGCACAGCTGGCAAAACAAGTGAAGAACTTCAAAAGTTAGCAAGTTCACTACAAGGCAATTCTTTATTTGGTGATGAAGAAATTCTAAAAGATGTCACTGCTCAATTACTAACATTCACAAATATTGCAGGCAATCAATTTGATCGCACGCAATTAGCTGCTCTGGATCTTGCAACTCGTCTTGATGGAGATTTAAAAAGTGCTTCTATTCAATTAGGTAAAGCGCTTAATGATCCTGTGGCAAACTTGAGTGCATTATCTAGATCTGGTATACAGTTTAGTACAGATCAAAAGAAAGTAATAAGCGCACTCACAAAAAGTGGCAGACTTGCAGAGGCACAGACTATCATATTAGATGAATTAGAAAAGCAATATGGTGGTGCTGCAGAGGCAGCTGCAA